GGCAGACCCTTCATGAATCCTGGTTCCACCCAGGGGTCCGACTCTAACTCCAAAAATTAGTAGCCGTAGTTGTGAATTTCGACTTCCTGCCAAACCCTCCATACTTCATCTGATATCTGGTCAAACCAGACAAATGATCAGGATCAAGTTCAAGTCGATCATTGGCATCATAAACTCTTCTGTCAATGAGCTCTGGATCTTGAAGATACCAGAGATTACTACCAAGTGCTTCTTGGATAATATTCCAAGCACCCCAGTATGTTGAAGCATAACTGAGTAATAGGAGAGTAACCTGCCTGTCACGAATGACAGGATCGGAAGAGTACTTCCTAAACCGCTCAGGATATAACATCCTCTTCAGGATCTCTGACGAATCCAAGCTTGGAACGCCCTTGGTCCAGTCTCGACCTAAAAAATGTATCGTTTCATCAAAATGATAGACATTCGACTTCTCGGAACCATGCATCTTGATTCCTAAATAACGATTGACGTACTTCGCCATGTCATCAAGGTCAATCAACCTATCTGACCACATTAATAGATCATCACCTAACACAAAGATTTTCTCCCTATCAACATTCATGTGAAAGTTTGCACTAAGTGCTCCAGCCACAATCACATTAACAATGGAATCAACCATCTGTGTAAAGAATGACCCGGACGGGACACCATGATTCTTCCCGATATAGATCATGGAATTTGGCATCACAATTGGAGTGGTAATAAAATACTTCTCCACCAAATGTAAAATCTCCCTGACTGAACGTCCGGTTGTAGGCTCAACTTCTTCGGGATCAAACCATGTTTGTATGATTTGGAATGCAATGTTGATTAATCGCCCACAGATTGATGAATCAAATTGGGTCATATCAATTGAATATGCCCACTTTGAATGGTAAGATGCAACCCTCAACTTCGTACCCAAGTATCCACTAGTCATCGCGAATGCCATGGGCGTCCAACCACCTTTGAACTTCTGAAGTAGCGGATAAGCCACTAGTCCCTCAATCAAGGTCATTGAGTATGGATAACCCCAAACTAACCTCGTCTTATCATTGAACTGAGTACGCTTAAAGGCAATACATGCCTCGGTGCCCTTCACACCTTCGAGAGTTTGTTTTGCTCTTGCTAAAGCCCTGACCTTTGATTCAGTCTTTGATACCCCATAATTCGTAAGACCTGGCGATCCCTTAGGGTTGGAAGTGACTAATTCAACAGTCTCAGGCACTAGAGGTAGGATATGTAACATTTGGTGGTTACCTCTAGCAAAACACTTATAGGCTAGCGCAACTCCAGCTTTGATATTATCATCAAAGCGCAAATTGAAGTTATTCTTTGGACTATAAGCTTGCAATGCCTCATAAAGTTTTTCCACCTTATAAACGGAGCGTGGTGACTCCTCAACTGGCAAACTTTGAAGTTGCAATGCTGCATACACATTATCGTCAAATATAATAGATAGATCAT